CGTTATTGATGACATTATAGATAAGGTAGAGAGTGATGTAATACCAATGGTTAAACAAGCAAAAGGTTACATACCAAGAATATGATTATAGTTTACATTATAGTTGGTCTTCTTTTATTCCTATTTGGATGGGGAATCTATCTCACCTTTGGACCTGGTGCAGATGGTGTAAGAGATCCAATAGATGAACATGCAAAGATGCATGAATTGGGTATTGCTCATGGACATACCCCCCAAAACAAAACACGATGAATAACATAGGATTGGAGATAGTATTTTGGACAATACTATCAGTTTACTTACTATCAAAAATAGGTGTCTTTAAAAAGAAATGAAGGCAGCATGGAAGGTGTGGAAGTATGCACTAGGATCATTTAATGATGAAACAACAAAAGAATATGACAATTACGTTGTTTTGGTACGTAGTATTATATTCATTTCTTATCTCATTACTAATTGTTTTATTATTTCAGGGGTGATCAGGCATTGGAATAATGTGACACCAAAGGAAGTGTCCTATTATATCCCTATAAACACAGGTAATCGAGTATAATATAAGGGTATGCAAGGATACCCATGCCAAACAAGCACTTAGAACACCCAGAAGATTCTATTATTTCTGGTCGTAGAAATGCTTTACGTGCTGTAAGAGAATTAATTAAAACAAAAACTTTATCTGTGAAGTGGGATGGTGCTCCTGCTATAGTATTTGGTATGACCAACGGATCATTCTTTGTTGGTACTAAGTCAGTATTTAATAAGAGAAAACCAAAGATTAACAGGTGTCCAGCAGATATTGATAAGAATCATAAGGGTGCTGTTGCAGATATACTTAGACTATGTTACCGTCATCTTCCTAGAGCAAATGGTATCTATCAAGCAGATTGGATTGGTGTAGGAGGAGGTCAAATATATCAACCAAATACTATTGAGTATAGATTTAGTGAACCAGTATATAGTAAGATAATTGTAGCACCACATACAGAGTATACAGAGTTGAGTCCTAATGCGGAAGCAAAGATGGGAGTAAAACTTCCTTCATCTGATGAGTGTTATATGGTAGACACTAATAATGCAGAAGTAATACCACCTTTGAAATGGACTGAACTTTTATCAATTTTACCTAGTGTTGTACTATCAAAAGTACCTTCACAACAAATAGAAATATCTAAACATATCAATTCATTTGTGAGAGAAGGTTATGTTCCGCATCCTCAAGAAATGTATGCTCAATTGGATGCTAAATATAAGGGAGAAGTTAATGTACATACTTTTAAGTCATGGCATTTAATTTCACAACTGAAACATCGTCTACTCGATGCGATTGTTGTTAATGATGGTGTAAAATGTTACATCAACGGTGAACCTTCAGAGCATGAAGGATATGTTATTGTTTCTGATAATCCATATAAAATCGTAGATAGACTCACCTTTAGTAAAGCAAACTTTAATTTAGATAAAAATTGGACGCATGAAAAAGTTTAGTGCTTTCCTATCAGAAGCTCAAAGATCTTTTGCTGCTCAAGAAGCAGAGAAATTACAACTCTCACATGTTGGATATGGAAAATATGCAGATGTAAGAGGTAACGTTACTCATATGAGTAAAGACGGTAAGTTAGTTAAGCTTACTGGTAAAGAACTTGCAGGAGGGGATCAAGTAAATGGAGGAGAGGAAACGGGAGCTGGCGAGGGTCAGGTCGATCAAGGTTCAATATCTATTACATTTGGAAGATTTAATCCACCTACTACTGGACATGAAGCTTTAATAAACAAAGTAGCAAGACAGTCTAAGTCATCAGGAGGAGAGTATAGAATTTATCCTAGTAGATCACAGGATGATAAGAAGAATCCTCTTGATCCAGGAACTAAGATTAATTTTATGAAGAAAGCATATCCAGATCATTCTAATGCTATTCAAAACAATGAAGATATGAGAACTATCTTTGATGTTCTTACTACATTAGATCAAGAAGGATATACTTCTGTTAATATTGTTGTTGGTGGTGATAGAGTTAGTGAGTTTAATTCATTAGCAACAAAGTATAATGGTAAACTTTATTCTTTTGATGATATACAGGTAGTATCTGCTGGTGATAGAGATCCTGACGGTGAAGGTGTACAAGGTATGTCTGCATCTAAACAAAGAAAGGCAGCTGCCGAGGGTGATTATGATTCTTTTGCTAAAGGATGTCCTAAGTCGATGTCTAAAAAGGATTGTGAAACACTCTTTAATACATTGCGTGGAGCAATGAATGTTGAAGAATGTGTTGAAGATTTTGGTGATGCGTCTTATAATCTATGGGAGATTGCTCCCAAGTTAGATCCAAAAGGATTACGTGAAGCATATTATTCTGAAGGTTTGTTTCAGATTGGTTGCTTTATAGAGAATCTTAATACTGGTATCATAACTAAAGTTGTTAGTAGAGGTAGTAATTATTTGATCTCTATTGATGAGAATGATAATGTGTTTCGTACTTGGTTAAGGGATCTTGTAGAAGCAGATTTTGATGAGACCCAATGGTCTAAACCATCCACTCGTGAATTCGGTACTAATAGTCTTGCTGATTATGTAAGAAGGATTACACCTGGCGAATTCATTAAGAAGATAAATAAAAAAGACAAGGTAGCAAAGTAAAATGAATCTCAACGAACTCCCTGATATGACCGAAGCCTTGAAGCAGGTAATTGAAGGTCAAAAAAAGAAAGACTCCAAAAAGCGTTGGCAAGATGATGATGGAGACGGTAAGTGGTATGAAAAAAGTGATGTCGATGGTAAGATTAGCGACAGAGAAAAGAAGGAGAAAGCTAAGAAGGAGGAGGTTGAGACACCAGAAGGTGAGCAACTAGATGAAATTTCTGCTGACCTAGCACTTAAGGCATCTAAGGCAGCAGATGTAAAGCGTGGTAAACTTGCAGTTGCTGGTGATAGAAAAGGTGCTGCTTCTAAGTCTGCACAAGCTGTACGTCTTTATAAAAAACAAGCAGCAAAAAGAAAGCAAGAGACTAAGGAAGAGGTTGAGAGAACAGAGGGAAAAAAGTTTAGGGAAGCCTTCGCATTTTCTAATGACGAATGGCAAGACCTAGCGGAGAAAGGTCGTTTTATTGATGACCTAACAGAAGAAGAGTTAGTTGATTTCATGGAGGTTTGTATTCTTGAAACTGCTCAGGATGATAACGATCTCTCAGAAATTTGTGAACAACTTGAATTAGTTGAACTCAATGAAGCATATTTTATTGAGGGTGGTTCATATGAGAAAGGTGGTAAGGTAGAACCTTCTCGCTTAGAACGTATGAAGAGTGCTGCTAAAAAAGCAGCAAGCAAAGTAAAGTCTGGTGTTAAAAAGTTAGCTAAGAAAGGTGCTCAAGCTGCTGGTAAAACAGTAGGAGAGTTTCAAGCTGCCAGAGAAAAACAAAAGAAAAAAGCATTATCTAGGAAGGAGGCTCCTAAAAAGAAAGATGACAAGGAAGAAGACGATGGTACAGGTGGAAAACTCGATAAACTCCTTGCCTCAGCACGTGGCAAAACAAACGATGGAGACTCTGATTCCTCATCCAGCTCCAACTCTTCTAGCTCTTCTAGTGAAACTAGAAGCAGCAGTTCTGGTGGCAGCTCTTCAGGCTCTACCAGAAAAGCAGTAGGTGGTGCTCTTAAATCTGTAGGTAGATTAATTAAAAAAGGTCTGAAGAAAGCAGTTGGTAAGACTGCTCGTGCAGTATCAAAGGGATCAAACAAACTTGCTAAGAGACTTGGTGAACATTATGATGAGATTGAAGGACTCGTAGAGTCAGGATTATTCACCATTGAAGAAATTGAAAATGTTTTAGAACTTAATGCTAAGATGAAAAAGGAGAAGAAATGATGCTCACTTTTAAACAACTACAAGAAAAGAAAACTAAGATCAAAATTAATCCTAAACAGGATGATCTTAAAGAGAAGAAAATTCATTCTGAAGATTGCACTTGTGGTAAGTGTGAGAAGAAGGAAGATAAAGAAGGTCCAGTTGTTGAAGCAAAGGTGGATGCTGGTAAGTCTCCTGAAACTAAAGAGAAGGATAGGAATGTCCGTAAGTTTGGTGTAAGTCACAACGTTGCTGGCCATGGTAAACTAAGGAGAGCACTCCATAGATCAAACCGTGGAGATAAAAAGATACCTGGTGACAAGCCTTATGTTGAGAAAGAATCAGTTGAAAGAGAAGGTGAGATGGTTGAAGGATCAGCGTATGGTTTATATAAAGGAGATGGTAAACCAAAGGGTGCTATGGCAGCATTCGCTAAGAAGAAGGAAAGACATCCAAGAGATCAAAAAGAATTAGACAGAGCACAAGCATACATTAAGAAGAACCCAAAGTTCGGTGTTAAAGAAGGAGCAGACATTGCTGACATTCTTGCTCGATTAGAGAAAAAAAGAATTAGTAAGGGTGGTAACCCAGAAGACTCTCCTCTACCTGCTATGAAAAAGTATCATGCAGATAAGAAGAAGGTAAAGAAAGAAGAAGTAGAACTAGAAGAAGAGAGAGCAGCTCGTAAGATGACTCTTAGGAATCTACAGACTCTTAAGAAGAAGACGATTCCTGCTGCACAGGCTGCAGAGAAAAAGAGAAAGAAGGAAGGTAAAGGAGAGTACTCTGCTGCATATAAAAAGAAAGAGACTGATGTCACCAACTATGATGACAAGGCTCCTGCTAAGAAGAAAGCAGCTACAGTAAAGAAAGCAACACCTAAACCAAAGGCAAAGAAAAAGGAAGCACCACGTACACAGAAAGGTGCTATGGCATATGATGGTCCTAATAAAGAAAGGAGTCAAGCTGCTGATAGAGTCAAAGCAAAGACAAAGGCAAAGCAGAAGTCATTACCTAAGAAAGAAGCACCTAAGAAAAAGTCTAGTTTATCTGACAAAGCAAGAGATTTTATTAAGAAAGGTGTTAAGAGGCATCGTAAAGCAACTCAAGGTGCAAGAGTATTTGGTAAGGGTGTAAAGGCAGGTGCTAAGAAAGCAGTTAAGTTTGCTAAGGATGTTAAAAAGGTTGTTAGTGAACAGCAAACCTTTCAACAATTCCAAGAAGCAACTCGTCTTAAGAAAGAGAAGGGTTATGATAAGGGAGGTACTAAGAAACCATCTGGAAAAAAGGATGCAGCACTAGCATTCGTTCTTGATAAAATTAAGAAAGAGCATGGTGCTAGTGCAGTTGTAGGACAAGGAAGTAGACAGTCAAAGAAAGTGAAGGGTGCTAAGTCTACTGCTGGTACTGGAAAGTATAAGAAGGCAGCAGATCAGAAGAAACAAACTGCATCCGATGCCAAGAAGAGAGGGTTTAAATCTTCTCAAGATTATGTAAACACTATGGCTCGCTATGGTGGTAAAGACAACTACGATAAGGGGAGAGGTTTAGGTACATGATCGATGAAGGTAAACCTCATCCCCATGATAGTATGCCATTAGCAAATGGCACAAATAGATAT